AAAACAATTTAAAGAAGATTATAATAATTATTCAAAAGATAATTTCAATATATTAACAAATGAAATATATCCAAATTCAATAAAAAAAATATACGAAACAGCGTAATAAATGAAATATTTAATAACAAGTGGATGTTCATTCACACGTCAAGAATATAGATGCAATACCGAAGGTAATTGTGTTGATTTTGAAAATGATTTTATTGAAATGTGGAGATGGCCACATTGGATAAAAAAATTATATCATGTTAATGTCTTAAATTATGGAAGTGCTACAAATGATAATCATACTATTGCAAATTCAATAATATATGGTGTTGAAAAATTATTAAAAAAAGGAATATTACCAAAAGATATTTCGGTAATAGCTCAATGGTCAAACTTTTCAAGACAGGCTTTTTTTATATCAAATGAAAAAATAGATGAATTTGGTATAGATTTAAATGGATTGGCACACATATCGGATTGGATTGAAGAAAAAGAATATAATGGTCAATATGGTTATTGGTTTTTAACAGGTGGATATGGAGTAGGACATGTTGATAATAAAATAAAAGAATTTTTACCATATTTTATAAAATATATTTTATCAAATGATAATTGTTTGATATATCATTTTGAAGCAATATTAAAACTTCAAAATTATTTAAAATTAAAAGGAATAGAATATATAACATTTGATATTCAAAATAATTTTTCTAAAAGTTACACAAAAGATAGTGGTATGGGGTTTCCAAATTATAGAGAAAAGGATAAAGATAAATTTTCAGAAGCAATATTAGATAGAAAGTTTATTCCAAATACATGGGATTTTGATAATATATATGACTATTCAGATACACCATATGTTAAAAATTTAATAGATATGATAGATTGGTCTAATCATTGGTTTTATAGTGAAGATGGTATTACAAAACATGGTGGTATAATTGAATGGGCAATACGAAATTGGGATATTAGTAATATAAAAACATATCCAAATAGACCTTTAGATATTAATAAAGAAGTATATGCTGATATTTTATTTATGGAGCATCATAATAAAACATTAGAAGAAATAAAATATGAAATGGATAATAAATGGTATTTGGGACATGTATCATCTGTATTAAATAAAAAATTTGTACAAGAAATTCTTTGTGAATTTTTATCAAAATATGAATTAAAAAATAAATTACTATAAAATGATAGAACAATTGATATTTGGTTATGATGTAATGACTTATAATGGTGAGCAACCAAATTGTCTAAATCCTAAATTTTTAGGTTCAATTTCTAGAGCATCTGATTTTAGATTTGACCAATCTGGTCCATATTTTAGAGAAAGATGGGGAGATGACTGGGCCGTTTATAATAGTAATTATTTATCAGAATATACTAATAGAAAATCTATATTTGAAATAATAAAAGATAGAGAAAAAAAAGGAATAAGAAAACAATGGTTTTATGTAGTAGAACCATTTGGTAATTTTGAAAAGTTTTTTGGAATAGGAAGCTCAATACATTCACAATTGGCATTAGAATTTATTTCTAAAACTGCAATTGAAGAAATTAAAAATTATGATGGAAATTTAGTTATAAGTTATTTTATAGATGGTGGATTGGGTGTTAATAAAGAAAATTTTGAAAAAATATTTAACTTTATTGACAAGAATGAAATACCGGATGAAAAAGTTTATTTTATTTTTCAAGATTTTAAATTAAAAAAGAATATTGAAAAATTGGGAAGAAATGTAAAAGTATTGGATTATAATCAAGCATTAATAGCAAAATCTCAAGAATTTTTAAATACATTGACAAATCCTAATTTTTCATATTGGAATAACAATGATGAACCTCAAGTTGGAAAAATAGAATCTACTAAAAATTCAGTAGTTACAACCAATGAATTTACAGATTCTATCGGTAAAGATAAAAAAGATTTTTTATTCCTTTGTAGACATTGGAAACCACATAGAATAAAAGTATTATATGATTTATGGAGAGCTGGGTTAGATAATTTTTTAGTTTCGTGGGATAATAAATTTTATTCACAACAACTTATAGATGAACATAGATATATGTTTGATGATGATGCATTTATAGATTTAGTAAAAAATACATCTAATCATTTGGATATTGATGATTTAACAAAAATAGCAGGATACGGATTTGAAAATAAAGATATATATTTAAATTCTTATATGAGCATTGTTACTGAATCAATATTTTTTCAAACATCACATGGACATGAAGATAAAGAATTCGCTACAGGATATCTTTCTGAAAAAATATGGAAACCAATTGGACACTGTCAACCATTTATATTATTGGGACCGGCAAAATCATTAGAATACATTCGTTCATTAGGATTCAAAACTTTTGATGGATTTATTGATGAAAGTTATGATTTGGAAACAAAAGATTCAGCAAGGATGTATAAAACTATTCATGAAATAATGAAATTTCATAATAAATCAAAAGAAGAAAAGGATGAATTTTTAAAAAATGTAAAAGAAATATGTGTATATAATCAACAGCACTTTCTTTCATTTTCAAAAAATCATAAGCAAGAACAATCAAAAATGATTAACTTTTTATTACAAGGTGAAAATACTTTAATTTAAAGATATTTATACATATGAATTTATTATTAGAAAAAGATAAACCAAAGATACAAGGAGAAATTGTAGTATATGCAGGACGTTTTCAACCCTTTCATAAAGGACATTATGCAGCATATCAAAATTTAGTAAGTGAATTTGGTTCTGCAAATGTTTATATTGCAACCTCAAACGATACATCTTCGGATAAGTCTCCATTCTCTTTTAATGAGAAAAAAGAAATTGCAACAAAAATGTTTGGTGTACCTTCTACTAAATTTATAAAAGTAAGTAATCCATACAGACCAGTTGAAATATTAAAAAAATATGACGGCCAAACTATTGCATACATTGCAGCGGTGGGTGAAAAAGATGCAAGTAGATTACAAGGAAAATATTTTAAACCATATAAAGGTAAATCTGGGTATGGTTATGATGAAATTGGTTACACATATTCAATTCCTGCAGAAGAAAATCCAATTAGTGGAACTGATGTTAGAAAGGGATTAGGTAGTAATGACAAAGAAAAAGCTAAAAAGTTTTTCTTAAAAACATATCCAAAATTTGACAAAGATATTTTTAAAATGATAACAACAAAATTGAGTGAAGGGTTTCCTGGTGGAATTGGAGTTGGTTTAAACTTACCAGGTGGATACATAAATGGTGCACCAACTGGCTCGGTAGATGAGAGTAATAATACAAAACCATCATCAGAAATGAGACCAGAACCACATCCTACAAGACATGAGACTGAACATCCATCCGATGAACCAGATTGGTATAAAAAAGATGAATTATATGACCCTATTAATGAAATAATAGAAAGATATATTACAAATGAAATGTTTGAAGAATTTGCTAGAGAATATTTTGGAGAAGCTTCAAATAAAGCATTGGATGTCGATATTAGTTATACAAATAGTAAGGGTCAACAAAAGAAAATTAAAGCAAGGGATGCATTAAGATTACCAAAAGAACATCCAGCACATATACAGGCTTCAAGAATAGCTGGACCCGATGATGCACCTGCAAACGAACCAAAGAAAAAAACGGAACCTGGAAAAGCAGCAACTCAAGCCGCTAAACCGGCCGCACCTGGTCAACCAACTAAAAACGGCCAAACACAACAAGGAAAAATAGATAAAGAAAAATCATCTGCTGCACCTGGTGAAAAAGGGCAAGAACAAGGTCCACCTCCTGAACAAAAAATTGGAGGAGCTGAATTAAAATCTGATGCTGAAAAAAGTAATATAGATAAAATTAAAGAAAAAGCTGCAGAAATAGCTAAAGAAGCAAAAAGAAAATGTGAAGATATAATTAAAGATTTTTCCGAAGAAGACCAACATGATGTACATGAAACAACTAACCCACATTCTGAAACAAGAAAAGGTTGGACTCAAAGAATAGGTGATTTCGTTTCAAATCTTCCAAAAAATATAGCGGAAAAAGTATATGAGGTTGCAAAACAAAAATATCATCAATTAAAAAATACAGGTAGAGGTTTAAAATCTTTGGCATTATCAACAATGTATACCGGTAAACCTCAATTTGGCTGGTTTAAAGATAAAGACGGACAATACAAATATAGCGAACATGAATCTAAAAGACAAAGAAAAGCATGTATTTCAACTCTTAAAGATGTTGCAGTTATTGGTGCATCAGTAGTAGCAGGTGCAGCCATAGCTGGAGCAAGTGGAGCAATGGTAGCAGGAAAAGGTATAGGTGGTATTATCCACGCCGCAACTCACGGTGCAGCCCATTCCGTATCAAGTGTGGGAGGATTTGCAGCACATGCTGCAATTGATTTTGGAAAACATTGTGGATTAGAAGCTATTGGATTGGCAGCAGGTGAGGGACACGTTGAAGCACAAGTTGGTGCCGCTGGTTTTGGATTAGGACATATGGCACTTAAAGGAATGGGATTGGCCGAAGGAATAGATGAAACAAAAGCACATGGTGATATGTTTATGAAATTGGTTGCAGATGTTGTTAAAAAAATGGAAACATTTGAACCAACCCCTCAACAATTATTAAAAACATTAGAATCATATAAAAAACAAAAAGAAGTTTCAAAACTAAAAAACTTTACAAGTGGATTAAATGAAAATCTTTCAGAAACAAAACAACAATCAATTCAAAACTTTGTAGAGTTTGCAACTAAAAGATTAAAATTAAAAGAACAACCAAAGATAAATTTAGTAGCAGGTAGAGAATTTGCAGAAGTAAAAACCAGTTTAGGTGGATTTGACCCCGTATCAAAAGAAATATTTGTTGCAACCGAAGGAAGATTGACTGCGGATATTTTAAGAACTCTTGCACATGAGATGGTTCATAGAAAGCAAGACGAATTGGGATTAGTAAAAAATCCAATGAAAGATGGTGCAGATGGTTCTCCAATTGAAAACCAAGCACATGCGGTAGCAGGAATTCTAATGAGAGAATATGGTAGAATCAATAAAAAAATCTATAATGAAGATATTAATATAGATGTTGATAAGGGTGATGAAGTTTTAATGGGAAAATTTAAGAACAAAAAAGTTGTTGTTAAAGATTTCGGTAAAGATGACCACGGAATGCCAACTATCAATGGTAAGGTGGCGACTACATTTAGATTGGGTAAAAAAGGCCAAAATATATATGAGATGGGCAATAAAGATGTTCATTTTATTAATATAATGAAGTTGTATAGAGATTCTAAATTTAAAAAAAGAATTAACGCATATCTTTTTGGAAGAGTAAATATAAACCCAACTCCAAACGAAGTTGCAAGAGAATTAAAAAATATGGGGTACGATGATATAACTAGAATGGAAAAGGAATTAAATATTCAAGTTGATTTATCGGAAGTTAGTAATGTTACTATATCAAACACCGCCGACGTACCGGATGGTTCGTTTGTTCCAAAAGGAAAGAAAAGAAAATTAAACACCGATAAAAGTGAAGATTGGTATAAGAATGGTGGATATACACAAACTGAATTTCCAAAAGCAGACGCAATATTTGGAGATGAAGATGCGGAAGAAAGAACAATAACATACACAATTGATAATTTACCAGATGTAAAATATGTTAAAACTGATTTTATAAAAGAAGAATTATTAATGGAAGGTGGGGCATATGGACACATGTCACATCCGTTTGATGATATGAATCTTACCTTTGGTGATTTAAAAGATATAATTACAAAGGCTTTAGAAGGTGATTTAGGGGTAGTTAGAGAAAAAACCGATGGACAAGCATTAGCAATAAGTTGGAAAAATGGTAGATTAATTGCAGCTAGAAATAAAGGCAATCTTGCTAATGCAGGAGCAAATGCAATGGGTATCGAAGATGTTGCATCAAAGTTTGCAGGAAGAGGTGGATTGACAGATGCGTATAATTTTGCAATGAAAGATTTATCAGCAGCAATCCAATCACTTTCAGAATCTCAAAGAAAAAAAATATTTAACGAAGGGCAATGTTTTATGAATTTAGAAGTTATATGGCCAACATCGGTAAACGTTATTCCTTACGGACAAGCTTTATTAGTATTCCATAATACAACGTGTTATGATGAAAAAGGTGTAGCGGTAGGAGCAAATCAAGGTGCAGCAACTATGTTAGCTGGAATGATTAAACAAGTAAATGCAGATGTTCAATCTAGATATACAATTCAAGGACCTCCTATAACCGAAATACCTAAATCAGCTGACCTATCTTCAAAGAAAGGTAAATATCTTTCTAAATTAAATAAATTACAAAATGAATTTGGTTTAAAAGATTCGGATAATGTTGCCGATTATCATCAAAGTTGGTGGGATTGGTGGATTGAATCAAAGGCACCTACAAAAATTGATAAACTTACAAAAGAATCATTGATTAGAAGATGGGCATTTGGCGATAAATCATTTCGTTTGAATACAATATCAAATGAAGAATTACAAGAATGGGCGATTGAAAATGATAAAGTAAATGTAATAAAACAACAAAAAGAAAATATCAAACCATTTGAACAAATATTTTTAGGAGTTGGTGCTGATGTTTTAGAATTTGTTGGTAGTGTATTGACGGTTCATCCTGATAAAGCAATACGTTCAATGAAAGAAAGATTAAAATCGGTAGCAAGTCAAGTTAGAGATTCAGGAAGTCCTGCTCAAATTCAAAAATTAAAACAAGAATTATCAAGATTAAACTCATTAGGTGGAGTAGATAGAATTGTTGCAAGCGAGGGATTAGTATTTTTTTACAATGGAAATACTTACAAACTGACTGGTACATTTGCACCACTAAATCAAATACTTGGTATTTTTTACGAATAATATGATATATATAGTATAAACAATTAGTTATTTAAATATAGTAGTATGGCAAAAAGAAAAAGTTTTGATGAGAAATCAAAAGGGATGCACAAATCTCGTAAACTCATTATAGACACTGTCTTTGGTAGGCAAGATAATACTCAAAGAGTATTTGGTTATGAAAAAGAAGTTGAGCAAAAAAGAGAAATTGGTGAACGATGGACCGATAAGGATGGTAAAGAATGGGAACAACAAGATGGATTCGTTTCAGCTGTAACGCAAATGGATGACATTAGAAAGTATTTAGATAAATTAAATACTTGTAGTAATACAGAATGTCAAACAATGAAACCATCAATGGCTGATAAAAAGTTAATTAGAAAAACTGGATTTTGTATCACATGTTTGGCTAAATTTGAAACAGATTTAAAGAATGATGGTACATATGCATTTTATGAAGATTATAAAGTAACTCTTAATAAATTGGGATTCGCTAGAGATGTTAAAGCTCAATACGAAGAAGCATTGTTAGGAATTAAACAGCAGATAGAACAAGTTACCGAAGATGGTAGGGTTGAAAAATGGACTTGGGATATTGATATTGAAAAAGTAAAACAGGATTTAAGAAATGATATAAATGGTGCGTATGAAGCCATTGAATTATTAATAGAAAGAAAAAGGTTATTAGAAGAAAAATTGGTTGAGTTAAATCATCCAGAATTAATTAAAAAATAAAAATTATGAAAAAATTATTGAATTTAAAAAACATTGCAATTGCAGTTTTAATTGCAATCATTTTATTAGAGTGGTTTAACCCAGGTGGAAAAATGCCAGGTAGAACTATTAGAATTGAAGGAAAAAAGTATGAAGTTATTAAACATGACATAGATACATTTGAAGTTGTTAAAACAAAAGTAGTAACTAAAAAAGGTTTGGATATCTACCATGAAACAATTGTAGAAAAAGAAGTTCAAGTTCAAGTTCCTGCAATTATAGATACCCAAGCTTTATTAAAGGATTATTATTCAAAAGTATTATACAAAGATGTATTAGTATTACCTGATTCCTTGGGGACAGTTGCAGTGACTGATACGATTTCACAAAATAGAATATTAGGTAGAACATTTGACGCTAAAGTAAAAGAAAGAACTATTAAAGAAACTCTTATTGTTAAAGAATTACCTAAAACACAAGTATATTATGGTTTTACTGGTGGATTTAATAAAGCAGATGTGGTTTCAAATGTTGGAGCTGGGTTATTAGTTAAAACTAAAAAAGATAAAATCTACAATTTAGGAATCGGTGTATCTAATAGAGTAACCGATGGAACTAATGGTTCATTATCACCTTATATTGGTGGTGGTGTATATTGGAAGATTAAATTTAAAAAATAATGTCAATTCAAGGGCAACCAAAGAAAACCCTAAAAGAGATAATAGCTGAAGAATTTCGTAAGTGTGCTGGAGACCCAATACACTTTATGAAAAAATATTGTATCATTCAGCACCCGGTGAGAGGAAAAATACCCTTTCACCTTTATCCTTTCCAGGAAGACTGTTTAACTGATTTCAAAGATAATCGTTTTAATATTATTCTTAAATCACGTCAGCTAGGATTATCAACACTTTCTGCTGGATTTATACTTTGGAAAATGTTATTCAATCAAGATTTTAATGCATTGGTTATTGCAACAAAAGTGACCGTAGCTAAGAATCTTGTAGAGAAGGTAAGAGTTATGCACGACTTACTTCCGATTTGGTTAAGAGATGGTAGTAATAGTTCAGTAGAAGATAATAAACTTTCTCTTAAATTAAAAAATGGTTCACAAGTAAAAGCAATTGCATCTTCACCTGATGCAGGACGTTCGGAAGCCCTATCCCTATTAGTTGTGGATGAAGCGGCATTCATTAGAGATATTGATGAAATTTGGTTATCTGCACAATCAACTCTATCAACGGGTGGTTCTGCAATCGTATTATCTACTCCAAATGGTGTGGGTAACTGGTTCCATAAAATGTGGGTAGAAGGAGAAAGTGGTTCAAATTTATTTAATACAATAAATCTACATTGGACGGTACATCCTGAAAGAAATCAAGCATGGAGAGATGAACAAACTCGTATTTTAGGAGTCAAAGGAGCCGCACAAGAATGTGATTGTGACTTCGTTGGTTCGGGTGATACTGTCATAGACCCCGAATTATTAATGTGGTATAAAGATACATACGTGATGGAACCAGTTGAGAAGACTGGATTTGATGGTAACTATTGGAAATGGGAACATCCTAACTACAATCGAAACTATATGGTAGTAGCCGACGTTGCTAGAGGTGATGGTTCGGATTATTCTACATTTCAAGTTATTGATATAGAAGATTCATCACAAGTTGCAGAATATAGAGGGAAAATTGAAACAAAAGATTTTGGTAATTTTTTAACTGCTGTTGCAACTGAATGGAATAATGCATTATTAGTTGTAGAGAATTCAAATGTTGGTTGGTCAACTATTCAAACTATTATAGATAGACAGTATGGTAATTTATTCTATATGAGTAATGACCTAAAATACATTGATGTTGAAAGACAAATGACTAATAAGTTTTACAGAGATGAAAAGAAAATGGTAGCAGGTTTCAGTACAACATCAAAAACCCGTCCATTAATCATATCAGCATTGGACACTTATATGAATGAAAAAGATATTCTTATTCGTTCTAATAGATTGATAGATGAAATGTTTACTTTTATTTGGAGTGGTGGTAGAGCAGAAGCGATGAAAAGTTATAATGATGACCTTATTATGGCACTTGCAATTGGACTATGGGTTCGTAATACCGCGTTGAGATTGAAACAAGAGGGAATCGACTTTACAAAAAATATGTTAAATGCTGCTCATGTAAATAAACATTCTGGAATATACACCGCTCATAGTCATTTAAAAGATAATCCTTACGAAATGAATTTGGGTAAAGGTGAAAAAGAAAACTTAACTTGGTTAATTGGTTAAATTATATATATTTATATGTTGAAACTATTGTAATATGAGACTAATTAATTTAATTCCGTTAAAAGAAATGGAAAATCCTTGTTGGAAAGGATATGAAATGGTTGGAACAAAGACCAAAGATGGTAGAGAAGTTCCAAATTGTGTTCCTGTAAAAGAGGATATTGATAGTGATGATGATGTTAATTATGGTTTGGTTGAACCTGAAGAATATGATGTAGAAGATGAGGACATGGAAGATTTTATTTCTTTTATGAGAGCATATTCAAAAGATTTAAATGAAGCAACTTGCCCTTGTATGCATGAGGCAGAATATCAAGGTAGAGATGTTAAGTTGGGCAAACCAATGGCAGGTGATGTTAAAAAATTCAAAGTTTATGTAAAAAATCCACAAGGAAATGTTGTTAAAGTAAACTTTGGTCAAAAGGGAGTAAAAATTAAAAAAAATAATCCAGATAGAAGAAGAAGTTTTAGAGCAAGACATAATTGTGATAGTCCAGGTCCAAGACATAAAGCTAGATATTGGAGTTGCAGAAAATGGTAATTTGGAAAAGTGGAAAATTTTTCCTATATTTAGAAAAATAGAATTATATAAAAATGGCAGATAAAACAATATTCGGTAGGTTACAAAAATTATTTTCAACAAGTACCATAGTTCGTAAAACTACAAAAGGTGTTAAAGTTGTCGATACCGATGAGTATCAAAATATGACAACAAACCTTGTTGACCGTTTTATGAAAATGCGAGTTACCAATTTTGGTAATGGTGCATTGGAATCATCTATGGCATATCAACAAGTTCGTATAGATTTATTCAGAGATTACGATTCAATGGATAGTGACCCAATTTTATCGTCAGCATTAAATACATATGCAGATGAAGCTACGGCTAGAAATGAAATGGGTAATGTATTAAAAATACATCACGAAGACGATAACATAAAACAAATTTTAGAAAACTTATTTTACGATATTCTTAATGTAGAATTTAATTTATGGCCATGGGTTAGAAATTTAGTTAAATATGGTGATTTCTATTTACAATTGGAAATGGCAGAAGGTTTGGGTATTATAAACGGTCTTGCATTATCTACATACGAAATGAGTAGAGTTGAAGGATTTGACCCACAAAACCCACAAAGAGTTAAATTTATATACGCACCATATCAAAATCCTTACAATGCAGTAGGGCAAACCGCAAAGAAAGAATATGAGAACTATGAAATTGCTCACTTCCGTTTAAATAATGATTCTAACTTCTTACCTTATGGTAAATCAATGTTAGAAGGTGCAAGAAGAGTATGGAAACAATTAATGTTGATGGAAGATGCAATGTTAATCCATAGAGTAATGAGAGCTCCTGAAAAGAGAATCTTTAAAATTGATGTTGGTAATATTCCACCGAATGAGGTAGATAACTACATGCAAAAAATTATTAATGCATCTAAAAAAGTTCCTTTTGTTGATGAAAGAACAGGTGAGTACAATTTAAAATATAATGTACAAAATCTTATCGAAGATTACTATATGCCAGTTCGTGGTAGTGATAATGGTACATCTATTGATACTCTTAAAGGATTAGAGTACAATATGACGGATGATATTAACTATTTAAAAGGTAAGTTAATGGCCGCACTGCAAATTCCAAAAGCATATTTGGGATATGAAGAAGATACAAATGGTAAAGCAACTCTTGCAGCAATGGATATTCGTTTTGCAAAAACAATTGAAAGAATACAAAGAGTAATTGTATCTGAATTAACAAAAATAGCAATTATTCATTTATACGCACAAGGTATTGAAGATGATAGATTGACGGATTTTACTTTGGAACTTACAATACCATCAAAAATATATGAACAAGAACAAGTTGAATTGTATACTTCAAAGGTAGCATTAATTCAACAAATGCAACAAACTAAAATGTTCTCCAAAGAATGGATGTATGAAGCAGTAATGAAGATGGCTAAAGATGAACAGGATGAAATGACATTGCAAGTATTAGATGATACAAAACAGACATTCCGTTTAACATCAATAGAAACTCAAGGTGTAGACCCTGCAAAAGAAACGGGTACAGAGGGCCCAACGAATGTTGAAGAAGAATTAGATAGATTAAAATCAGAATTAGAAGAAGATGGTGTAGGTAGACCAAAAGACCCGGTTAGATATGGTAAGGATGACCATCCAGAAGGTAGAGACCCATTGGGTATTAAAACTCTTAAACAAAAAGAAGGTTCAGTAGCATATAAACCTAGAAAAAGTTCATATTTTGAAATATTTAAAGATATGAATGGTAATAAAAAGAAGATTTTAACAGAAGATTTAAATAAAGAGTAATATTCCCATAGAAAAACATATTTATATCTGACAAATTATACAAATTGATGAAAAAAATAAAACATTCAAAGTTTAAAAATACCGGATTTATATTCGAACTATTAGTAAGACAGATTACTTCGGAAATTATGTCTGCTAATAAATCGGTAGCTGAAAAAATTTTAAAAGAACATTTTAATTCTAAAAAAGAATTATCAAAGGAATTAAAATTATATCAATATTTGATTAATGAAAAATATAATTCAGAATCTAAAGCTGAACAATTTATTAATACCATATGTGAAGCGCGCAAACGATTAGATGAAAAAAAACTTACAAAAGAAAAGTATAATTTAATTAAAGAAATTAAAGATACTTACAATTTGGATGAATTTATTAAATCTCCAATTTCAAATTATAAAACATTAGCAAGTATTTATAAAATATTTGAAATATCAATTACTAATGAACAATACGACCCAACCGATATAGTTTCATCTAGATTTACAATTGCCGAAAATATCATCAACACATCTATTCAAAATAAAGATGCAAAAGTAAAAGATGCGGTTATGGAAGAATATAGAAAGCAAGATGATGATTTAAGAGCAATATCTTATAAAATATTAGTTGAAAATTTTAATAACAAATATAAAAATCTTACCGAAGAACAAAAAGGATTATTAAGAGAATATATAAACAATATAAATAATACTGGTAAGTTAAACGAATATGTTACGAATGAAATAACAAATTTGGTAAATAATTTAAAAGAAGTTGGTTCTAAAATTTCTGATAAAGTTACTAAAATTAAATTAGCAGAAACAATTGCAAATATTAGAAAAATTAAATCTGTTAAAAAGATTAAAGAACAACATTTATCGGCAATGATGATGACATATGAATTATTAAATGAATTAAAACAATCGTTAAAAAAATAAAAAATGACAAATTATAGAATTTCAAAAATAAATTATTTCACATCATCATCAGTTTGGACAAAAATTGGTAGACAAGATACAACAAATGTTTATGATAAAGCATGGGGAATAATGACCCACGTTGGTATGGCTACATCTGGTAGTGTAACATTAGAAGGTGGTGGAGAATTATACTTGCAACACTTAATAGCAGGGCAAATATACCCTTGCTACCCAACGGCAATTAGATTATCAGCTGGAACGGGTTCGGTATTATCATAAATTTAAACGGAGAATAAAATGCCAGCAGTAAGTAAAGCACAACAAAAATTTATGGGAATGGTTCATGCCACTCAAAAAGGTGATATGGAATCTCCATCTCCTGAAGTTACAAAAGCAGCCGATTCAATGAGTGATAAAGATGCTAAAGATTTTGCATCAACTTCTCATGATGGTTTGCCTGATAAAAAAGAACAAATTATAAATGCACTTAAAGAAAGAATTCGTCAAATAGTTAGAGAAACTATGATTGATGAAATGAATACAACTGGTGGTGTTGAAGGTTATAATACTCCATTTGCATTTAGTGGTAAAGATAGTGAAAAGAAAAAAGGAAAAAAACAAGCAGATTTAACGGGATATACAGTCGTTAGTGAAAATAGATGGTTAGATTTAAAAAATGAAGAAGCAACTGCACAATCTAAAATTGGTAGAGGTATATCTAACATCAATAAACAATTAAGAGAAATGGAAAGATTTCTTAATTGGTACGGAAAAATTAAGAATGAAAGTGGTGTAGATAATAAAAGTTATTGGAAAAGAACAAATAGTCATATTTATACTATAAAAGAGAGATTAATTAAATTAGACCAAAAAATCAGACAAATTTCAGAATAATGAAAACATCAGAATTAAAAGAACTTATCCGTCAGGTAGTTAAAGAAGAAAGTGATTATCAACAATTATTCAAACATATGTTAGATAGGACAGGTAAATCTATTCCTGATATGTCAGATGATGAAAAAGCAAAATTCTTTCAAGCAGTAGATAAAGCTTCAAAAGCAAAATCAGAAGGTAGATTAACAGGATATAATGAAGCAGAATTATCGGCAGCACAAAAGAAAATTGATACTGACGGTGATGGTGAAATTGAAGGTAGTGATTTAGCAGCATTAAGAAATAAAAAATAATGAATAAAGGATTATTAATAGAAACTCATTTATTTGAAGCAAAGCTTGTAAAAGAAGAGAATGGAACTTATTTAGTTAAGGGCATTCTTCAAAGAGCAGGAGCTGCAAATCAAAATGGCAGAAGATATCCAAAAGAAATATTAGAAAGAGAGTGTCAAAAATACGAACAACTCATTAAAGAACGTAGAGCCTTGGGTGAATTAGACCATCCGGATTCTCCAGTTATTAACTTAAAGAATGTATCACATAATATTAGAGAAATCTATTGGGAAGGTGACGATGTGTGTGGAGTAGTAGAAATACTTTCAACACCATCTGGTAATATCTTAAAAGAATTGTTAAAAAACAATATTCGTTTAGGAATTTCATCTAGAGGATTAGGTTCAGTAAAAGAATTGAGAGATGGGACAGTAATGGTTCAGGAAGATTTTGAATTGGTAGGTTGGGATTTTGTATCTAATCCGTCAACTCATGGTGCATTTATGGCTCCTATGAACGAATCAAAGCATTGGAAGCAAGTTGCAGATGAGTGTGGCAAATGGTGTAAAGCACAAGATTTAATGAGAGAAATTATAATTGAATTAAATTAATAAAATGAAATTAGTAAATTTAATACCTGGTAAAGAAATTACAAAAGAAGGTTTGGAAGATATGGATACCGCTTTACCTGCACAGATGCAAAGATTTTTAGATAGAACTATTAGTATTATTAAAAGTTATAATTTATCAAGAAAAAAAGAACAATTGGTAATAGCAAAAATAATTGACTCATTGGGAATGGATAAACAACAATTAATGCAGGCAATTGTAAAAATTAAGAAAAACGATATTTTAAAGAAATAGTATATGATAAAGTTAAGAGATATATTGAAAGAAACGGAAGAGTTTCAACAATTACCATCGGAATTAAAAAAGCATTTTTTGGAAATAATTTCAACTTACAATCAACATAGAGAAGGTATGAGTAGAAAATCCGATATTATGCAAATTGCAGAAACATTGGGTGGTATCGCAGATGCGGCACAAGAATATACTTTGAGAGAGGGTGGTGATTGGTTTGATAGAGTAACTATTAAAAGAAATATGAATGAACTTAAAAAGTTACAAACTTCATTTGAAAAAGAAGCAGTTGAAGCACAATCTCAACAACAAAGATTAGAAGCACTTTACGAAGATATGGGACATGTGTTAGGTAGATACTTCGAAATAGCAGATTTATCAGAAGATGTAATGAAACAAAGATTGGGATTACAAGAACATAAAACTTCTAAATAAAGTGGAGCAATTAGCATCATTATTATTACATAGTAGAACACAAGCACATTCCTTCCATGTTGGAGTTAAAGGTGTTGGTGCATTATCTGCACATTTAGCATTAGGAAACTACTATGATACAATCGGTGGTTTAGTTGATGGGTTAGTTGAAGCGTATCAAGGACAATATGGTTTAATAAAATTACAAGCAGTAAGTGGTTTAGATACTAATAATGATATCAAAAACATAATTGCATATTTTGATAAATTATGTGCAGCAGTTGCAAAATTAAGAAAGGAAGAAAAATTACAAATGAGTTGGTTACAAAATGACATAGATAATATTGTAACTTTATTATACTCTACAAAATACAAATTGGTTAATTTACAATAATATGAAATTAAGTAAACTTATACCAGAAGCAATAGTTGCAAATCCATATTCCAAAAATACTTCCATTTTAGCAAGACCTGGAAATGTACTTTTTAGAATGGGAGACGCACCTCCTATGTGGAATATTATACTTACCGATAAAAATGGTGATTTAAAAATAGAGAGAAAAAGAAAAGAAATCATAAGACTTATAGACAAACATTTAAAACAGAGAGCCGTTAGAAGTGACATGGATTTTTCTATATTAACTCCGGATAAAATAATAAATGGATTACAATATTATTCACATAATAATAGATTAATTGGAAAATTGCCTAAATTTTTATTTAAAGGAAATAAACCAACAATTGATAATTCTTATTTTGGATACGAAGCAAAAAGAATAATACCTGATATAGAAATACAAATTAAAAAATAAAAGTTTGGTAAATCCAAACTTTTTTTGTATATTGTATTAATGATAAAACCATTTTCAATATTAGATAGTAGAGCAAAAGAATGGCAAGACCGTAAAAGGTGGTGGACAAACACATACAAAATCCAATCAGAGTTAGGTAGAGAAAAT